GGCCAGTAAGCGTAACATCTTCCATCCATGCAAAGACTGTAATAGTCAAGGGGTCTGTTGCATTATTATTATGCTGTAATGTATTCAACTCCCACATTTCAATACGTCCCATGCGATCAATAGTCTCAATATCATTGAGATCAATATAATTGGTCGCAGCAAAAAATGGCCAGTCAATGTGACTTGGCTGGTTAGTAGCGGGGTCAATAAAAATATGTGGTCTTTGTGAATAGAAGGTGCGTCCGGCAATGAGCGTTTTAGGCCCTGGTACACCGCTATTCTCAAAGTAATTCGTTGTAGTTACAGCTGTTGATAAATCTAGAGTAGAGGTATTGTTGTCATACCTTGTCGGTCGGCAACCGACAAAAACTCTACCGTAATGATACGGGGAACCGTTTATGAGAAACTTTAATTTCAAAGTTCCATGCAACAGTTTAAATGTTTCCAATTTGTTCAACACTCTTGGGTCACCTAGAAATAGGGCCCATGGGTTGAACACATCAACAAAAGGAGTAGGTGAATTAACAGCCCACTCACGCCGAAATACTTCAATAGGTCGAGATAAAAAGCTCGCCAGATTCGCATTAGCTTGAGCGCCTTGACCAAAAGTTTGGTCAGTGGTCATGTTGCCCACCACCAAGTCAATTTGCTCTTCCGCATCTGCGAACTGAACATTCTGTTCGACCTCTTTAGAAGTATCAGTAGCTCCCACGTCATCAACAGCCTCGGACTGAGCCGTAGCAATTGGGACTGGAGCTCTAAAAGCACTGGATGTAGGATCCAGATTATAAATAAAACAAATGAGCTCATCAGGCACAATAGCATCATCATCCATTATTGCATCAATTAACCATTGACGTTCACATGGAGTGAATCTAGAATACCTTAGAGCATTTATAGGTGACACGTTTATGGTACGCGTAAAACCGTCAATTTTAAAATGTATTTTTACCATATTCTCAAAATTATAGTGCAGTGCACTGTATCAAAATTGCGCAGCTTTTAACTGCCATAGTTTATACGTCTTTTTCGGACTAAGTTCTTTTATAGTCGTTCCTGACTAAACTTGTGTGCACTTATTCTCTTTATCGTAGCAAACATAACAGTTGTCACAATGCTCACAATGGCACTCTTCACAACTCAGTTCGCGATAAAGATATCGGTCCACAATTAAACAACAACAGTCATCAAAATCAAAAATTTCGTCGTCATCGACGTACATAATTTCACTGGCAACATCACTATCTAATTCAAAATCAGATTGTGCTGTAGCCTGAAACTGATGTCGTTCAATTTCGCGCAACATGGAGTTATGCTGCACATAAACTGAACACCACTCAGGTGTCAGTCTCGGGTCATGTGAATAAATTTTATCACTAACCACCCACGTGTAATGTTCCAAATCAATCTTCTTGATTATCGGAATCTTAAACTCGTCTATCAAGTCAGGATTGTTTTGAATAAACTGTTTAGTGGTCAATGCATCCTGACAAACTTGGCGAAAACGAGCGCCATATTCAGGGTGCGATCCCATTGTAAGACAACGGTAAAAATAAAATGTTATTCTCTTAAATTCTGGTAAAACAGCTCGGAAATATCCGAGCACCAAAACAATGACCAAAAATAAAAATCGGAAAATAAACGGAACTGTAGTCTCTTCACGAATTGGTATGTCAATCATCTCCGATTGAGCTACGGCTTCATCACCATAACACATAAACTTCAATTCGTCATAAGTGGGTAAATTCTCTCTGTTGAGATAACCCCACAAATTGCGTCTATCTAACAATTTTGTCAAAAATGCACGTCTCTTATTAAACGTGCGGCGTCCGTATTGAAAATACTCACGACAAGCGCTGTCAATAATCTCAGCACACTGTTCATCAAGTGAAATTGTGCGAGATCTTGTACAAACAGTCAACATTTTCTTTATTGACTTTTCCTCCAACGGCGCTCGCATGAATTTATCTTCACGACGAACAAAATATCTTTTCAAAAAACTGGCTTCCATGATGTTAATAAATGGAACAGATTCAGATTCTTTATCTGCCATAGTATATACAACTCGATAACATGATAAGGCTCGACTAATAGAAACATGATTGAACTCGTCTATACTAGATGAAGCAATGTTATCATCACCATAAGTCAGCAATGAAAAGAAATCAAAAAAGTTGTCAAAATCAACATCCAAACCTTCTTCGCGTGCAATATGATTGCATGCTAGCATCATATATAAACAATTAACAATTGAATT